CTATAAAGGTTTCTATTTATTACAGTATGCCTTTTCTAGCAGAGCTTTCTAACGAAAGATTTTTACACAAAATAAAAGATTGGGGATTTAGACATTACAGTATGAATAATCCATTTAAAAAAGGATGGAATGATCTATCCCCTACTGAAAAAGAAATTGGAGGTGCTCCCCACCAAGATTCAAAAATTGGTGATGCTCAATTTCATGTAAGCGAAGCTTTTATCGAGGACCACGTGGGCGTATCAAGAGATAATCAATTTAGACTACAAGGAGAAATGGGGGATATGCCATTTACTCGAACTTTGTATCAATACAAGGAAGTTGATATAAATAATAGAACTAAATTTGACGCGTACATTGGAGCAAGTCTAGCAGATGTAGGCAACTCCAAAAGAAGTGTTGTAAAAAAAGAAGAATCAAGACATATTAATGTACCTTTTGCTACATACAATAACAAAGGGTCAGTTTCTAAATTAGCATAATAATGGAAAACTACTTAAAATCTAAAAAAACAATGGGGATTCCAGACCCATTAGCTTCTCAAGCAGAAAAAGAAGATGATTCATATGGATTAAAATGGGCTATTGCTATTCAGTCAGAATGGTTTGGTGGCGGTATGATTAACGAACAATGTTTATTTTCACAAAGGCATCAAGAAATAAACGAGCTACGCTTGTATGCGCGTGGTGAATACGATTTACAAGGAGATAAAGACCATATTTCGCGTCAACCGGACGACCTTACATTGCACAACCTTGACTTTACTCCTATTAATTACGCTGAAAAATTTACTAATAAAGCAATTAACGGCCTTTCTAGTGAGTATTACAGAATAGATGTTAGATCAATTGATAGATTTTCTACTCTTGAAAAAAAGAAAAAGTACGATAATCATAAAGTAAACATGGCTGCTAATTCTATGCTTAAAAAAGCTGCTGCTTTAGGATTGCCAGATGTAAGTGAAAAGGGATTTGTTCCAGAGGATGAAGATGAATTAAATCTTTACACTCAAATAAAAGAACGTCCAATGCAAGAAATATCAGAAGAGATTATGATTGACTTTGCTAAAAAAACTAATAATTGGAATCAAACTGTTAAAAAAACAAACAAAGATTTAATCCACACAGACTTACAAGTAGTTAGAGTATACACCGATGAAAATAACGGTGTTACGCCTGAGTATATAGACCCTGGAACTTTTGTACATAGTTTTTCTGAAATGGAAGATTTTAGCGATGCTTTTTATTTTGCAAGCGTAGAAACGATAACCATTAATGAAATGCGCATAAAAAGCAATTATGATGAAGTTACTTGCAGAAAAATAGCAAAAATATATGCCGGACAAAACAAAATAAACCAATTAGCTTTTAATTTTTCACACGCGCCTTTTCAAACCATACTAGATATTAAAGTACAGGTTATGCATTTTACTTTTAAAAGCGATAAAGAAATTGTTTATAAAAGATACCTTAACAAAAAAGGAGAAACTAAAAAAGTAGCAAGAAGAGATAGCAGCTACGAAGTTCCTGCTGGAGCTGAAAAAAGTAAGCTTACTAAAAAATTTGATACATGGTATGAGGGAACTTATATAATAGGAAGCAACGAGTATATATATGATTACCACGAAAGCGAAATACTAGCAAAAGATCAAATGAATAAAGTGCTTCCTCCTTATGTAGCTCAATGCACTAACATATATAGAAATAGACTAAGAAGTTTTCTTAAAAACATAATTCCGATTTGTAAACAACTGCAGCGAATCCACTTAAAAATTCAACATTTAATTTCTGAACTAAAACCCGATTTAATTGAACTTGATGTTGATCAAATAGCTGATTTAGTTGGTGATGCAAAAGGCAATCCCGAAGAAAACATAAAAAAAACATTGTCATATCTTAATGTAAAAGGTGTAGTTCTTAAAAAACGCGTTAATATGGGCGAGGACGGCATTAAAGACGGTAACGCAGCTAGTCCAATGTCAGGAAGTCAAAGTGGAAACTTAGCAGAAGCACTAAACGGATGGGCTTTTTACTACAAGCAAATGCAAGATATTACGGGATTAGACCCTATTGAAGCTCAATCCCTTGTAGGAACAAATGAAATGATACAACTATCCAACAACACCGCTACTAAGCACCTAGTCGAAGCTGCCGTTATGTTTGATAAGCGCGTATGTGAAACTATATCCACAAGAAATCAAGGGATATTTAAATTTGATAGATTAAAACATTTGCGAAAAACTTTATCTGATGCAGTAGGTCGCGAAAACATAGATGCTTTAAAGGGCTTAGAAAACAGAAATATACATGAGTTTGGACTTACAGTTGAAATGATTCCAGCTAGAGAAGAACTAGACCAACTTAGAGAAGATTTAGGTATTTCATTACAAGAAGGTTCAATTGATGTATCTGATAAGTCAGAAATAATTGCAATTGCTAGAAACAACATGAAGCAAGCAAGACAATATATGCACTATGTTCGCTCTAAAAACATTAAGCAAAGAATGAAAGAAAAAGAGTTTGTCAACAAAACAACTTCTGAAAACAATATAAAATCTGCTCAAGCTAAACAAGAAGGAGAGATAATGCTTTATGAAAAAAAGAAAATGATAGACCTTCAATACGAAGCTCAAAAAAGCGCAATAACCTTAAAAGAATTGAATTCTAAGTTACAAATAGAACAACCGCTTAGACAAGAAAAGTTTGAGCAAGACGTTTACTTAGAGCAAATTAAAGGAATGACTGTACTTGGCCGAGACGAAAAGAAAGAAGAAGCTAAAGATAAAAGGCTTGATACTCAATCTAGTCAGCAAAGTAAATTAATTGAGCAAAGACAAAGAGACACAGGTTCTTTTGACTTTACAAAACCTGATATGGATTTAAATGAATTGCTAGGCATACAAGCATAAAGTTGAATTTATATAAATTAAAATAGATTTGTATTAGATTATTTTATATTTTTGTTACTAACAATAAATAAATACTATAGTTATGGCTATCGGGAAAAATTTTTTAAGTGCATGGAGTGAAAAACCAGTTGACCCAAAACCAGTTGACCCAAAACCAGTTGACCCAAAACCAGCAGACCCAAAACCAGCAGACCCAATAGTTGACCCAAAACCAGTTGACCCAAAACCAGCAGACCCAATAGTTGACCCAAAACCAGCAGACCCAGTTGTCGACCCAGTTGTCGACCCAATAGTTGACCCAAAACCAGACGCAAACGAAATTAACGACGAAGCTGTTTTAAAATATTTTAAAGAAAAGAAAAATAAAGAATACGAAAGCATTGATGATTTATTCAAAACACCTGAACCAACTGCAGACCCATTTGAAGGTTTGTCAGAAAGAACAAAAGGTTTTTTGCAGTTTGAAAAAGAAACAGGCAGAGGTTATGACCAGTACTTAGCAGCTCAACGTGATTTTTCTAAATCAAATCCTGCTGAATTAGCTCGCGAAAAAGCAATTGCAATGAGTGATGGCTATTTAGACAAATCTAACGTAGACGACTTTTTGCAAGAAGAGTTAAACATTGATGTGGTAGATTTTGATGAGCTAACAAATGTTGAAAAAGTAAGATTAAAAAACTTTAGTTCTGACTATTTAAAATCTCAATTAGAACTACAATCAAAATACAAAATGCCAGCCGAAAAAGAAAATCAATCAGAAATGGTTACTCTTGAAAACGGTCAGCAAATGCAAAAAGAAGTATATGATAAATTAAAAAATCAACAATTAACGTATCAAAAAAGCATAAAAGACTCTTCGGATAATATCAAAGATTCTGCTTTTAGTATTAAGATTGATGATAACGGAACTGAAAAAATAATGAAACTTGGTTATGAGTATTCAAAAGAAGAGGTGCAAAATATGGCTTCTTCCGCACTCGATATAGACAAGTTTTATCAAGATGCTTTCGGTAACGATAAGGGCTTAGACCATGCAGAGCTTCAAGAAGGTTTACATTGGGCTAACCGCAAAAACAGGGAAAAGGCAGTATCAGCAATAGTCCATAAAGCTCTAGCTCAACAAGCAGAAGAATTTGCAGCCATTGAGCACAATGCAGGAACATCTCGAAAGAATATTCCTGATGCAAATAGCGGTAAAACCGCAGCTTCTATTTTGGATTGGAGAGGAAAGACAAAGAAAGCTGGAATAGGGAGCTTTACTCCCGAACAATTTTAACTTTAAAAAAATAACAAAATGGCTTTTTCACTTTTAGACAATAACTTGTCGGGTGGCCCAGCGGTAATTTCAGCCCCAGGAGGGGTAAATGCGACTGCTGCAAACTTTATAGACGACTACACGTATGCTCAGAAGTACGCTCCTGAGCTAATGCCGATGCTACACTCAGCATACGGAAAAGGTAAGATTTTAAAACTTACTGAACTTATAGGAAACGAAAGCACTTATGCTTCCGATCAAATTCAACATTCTGAAGAAGGAAGACTTCACAATGCAGTTAAAAACGTATCTACAGAGGGTAACGAGTTTACTTCCCCAACTGCCCACAATGCTCGTATTAATGACACGGTTCTTATTACAGATGGTGTTGCTGAATGGCAAGCGGTAGTTACTGCAATTTCATCTACTACTGTTTTTACCGCTGTAACTACAGGCGATGCTTATGACTTCGCTGGAAACGTTGATATTTTAATTGACTTTACTAATTCTTGGGGAAAGGGTGAAGTAAACTTTACAACATCTCGTAAATGGGACCCTACTATTCACGTAAACCATACGCATATAGTTAAAGATTTTTATGACATCAATCGTTCAGATATGATTCATAAGACTTGGATTATGACCCCAGATGGTCCACGATGGTATAATTACGAAATGCAAAGAACAGCTACATTATTTGATAATAAAGTTGAATTTGCTCATTTCTTTCACCAGCGTAAATCTGCCGGTAATGATAGAGGTATGAAAGGTGTAATACCTCAAATTGAAGAAAGAGGAAATATTGCTAATGAATATATCACTACAATTGAAGAGTTGTCTGAAATCGCTAGAAGATTAAAGCAGCAAGGTGGTGGGTGTAACTCATACAACGTTTGGCATGACCACGAGCAAGGAAGATTATTCCGCATAATGCTTTCTGGTGTAAATGCTCACTATTCAGGTGGTGGAAATTATGGAGCGTTTAATAACAGTCAAGATATGTCGATGAAGCTTGGATTCAACGATGTGTATATTGATGGTGTTACTTTCTTTTTCCAGCCTTGGGAAATCTTAGACAATCCTTCTTTAATGGGTAGTGATAAATTCCGTAACACAGGTATAGCTTATTTAATGATTCCAAACGGAGACACTTCTATTTATGAAGAAGGAAAATCAATAAGCAAGCCTTATCTTTCTGTAAGATATAGAGCTGATGGTTCATACAATAGAAAAAGAGAAGTTAAGATTTTTGGACCTGATGGAACAGAGCAAGTTGCTGACAAGCAAGAAGCACACTGGTTGTCGGAAGCGACTAACCAGGTTGCAGGAGCAAACAACTATTTAGTTGGTAGAGGTGTAGCGGTTTACTAATAATTAACTAAACGCTTAACTAAAAACAGGAGTTGAAATATACTCCTGTTTTATATTATTAATTTAAAAAACAAGTGGAAACCATGAAACAAATTAATTACGCATTAACAAAAGGCAGAAGACCTGCTAGTTGGCAGTTGCCAATAAAAAAAATCATGCTTACAAAGTATGTAGATGGAAAATCTTTAGGCCAAAAAAAGATTCAATATGTTTTAGGTCAAGATAGCATCTTCAAAGAAGATCACAAAGGAGATCAAGAAGCTTCACAAGTATGGTTTGAAGACGGTGTTTTACAAGTAA